TAGTTGCTTGTTGAGTATTTGTATTTAAGTTAGCTGTTGTGATGTTTTCTTTAGCTTTAACTTGTCCTTCCAAATCACGCATAGCCTTTTGATCTGGAGTTAAAGGAACACCGCGAGTAAGTTGTTGGCCATCTACTTGAGCACCAACTTCTCCAGCCGTTGCATCAGTACTCATTCCAATATTACCAGCAATCCCTTTAATTTTTTTTGAAACAGCATCTGAAGTTTCATCAAAAATACCTTCTCTAATTACTCCAAAGGGATTTGATGTAATATTTTTGGTATGCTGAATATTCTCAGGTGTACCTCTTTGATTATTTCGTTCAATGGCATTAATTGCTTGACGAATGGTTGATGCTGAGTTAATATTAGAGTTAAATGATGATGGTCTATACAACTTATTCTGTTCAAGAATGTTTTTTATACTTGACACCATATCATTGGGGATTTTGACAGGTTTGTGAATTTCCTGTGGTTTCCCCATAAAATCTTTAACTTCCCAATAAAAATTACGATCTTGTTTATTATCCATGGTTATGAAATATTTAGATTTCTATAAATACTTAAAAGGTATGAATAAACAGGTCCTCTTGTTAAACCAAGATAATACACCCCTTAATATCATTACCATTAGTAAAGCCTACAAATTAATAGCCAGAGATAAAGTTTGGGGAGATGCCTCAGATGAATTTATCGAAGTTGTCTCTGTATCTAAAACTATTAAAATTCCCAAAATTTTAATTTTAAAATATTATGTAAAATTACCCTTTAAAAAAGCTGCTGCATCTAGGCAGAATATTTTAAGAAGAGATCTGTATTGCTGCCAATATTGTGGAAAAGAAATGAATAATAAAGAGGCTACAATTGACCACGTTGTTCCTACCTCTAAAGGTGGAGCATCTTCTTGGGTGAATATGGTAGCCGCATGTAGAGCCTGTAATCTCTTTAAAGGCAACCGATCTATTAAAGAAGCCAATATGGAACTTATTAGCAGACCAAAGGAACCTTCTTACGGATTCTTGTTTGAAAACATGCTAATTACCTTTAGAAAGAAAAAATAATGCCCAACTATGCCTTTATATGTAATGGATGTGACCATACCTTTGATGAAATGTTATCTCTGTCCGATAGAGAAATTCCATGCAAAAAAGCATGTCCAAAGTGTAAGAAGAAAAAGGTTCAAAGAGATTGGCAAGCCAGCACACCAACTTTAGCAATTGATGCTACTCTGACTCCCAAGAAAGTTGTTGGAAGCCAATTTAAAGAAGTAATTGATCGCATCAAAAGTAATGGTCAAGTTCCAAAAAGATTTCATGCCAAACTTGATGCCAGTGCAAACATGAATGCTGGAAGAATTGCTCGTTAAGTTTTAGATTCTATTAGAGCCTTTAAAACATAATAACTGTCAATAACATCTGTAACAGGATTACTTAAAGTTTTCTGACCAAACACTGATTTCAAATCAGTGTTTGTTTCTTTACTAAAGGTTTCATACATTACCTGTTTATCAGCATTACCTTTGCCTGTGGCACATTTCTTTACCTTGGCTGGTTCTACAATAGTTACTGGAATGGCGTGCTTGTAGAGCTTGTATTTAAGAAGACCCATATTCTCGGCTAAATTAAATACTCTACCTTTAGCACCATAGGCATAACCTTCCATACCAACATCAGCAGCACCAATACAAAGATTGGTTGCCCATTCTGATATGGTGTCAAATCGATCTACGTCTTGCACATATTCCTGAAATGATTCACCAGTAATATTTGGTGCAATCTTATCAGCGTATTTTTTAATATTTGTAAGATAATAGAAAAAACAATTATCAAACTTAAAGATCTTGCGTTCATCAAATAAACACAAGCAGGGGCAAGTTATCGAATAATCGATTCCTATTAACATGGTATACATGGATATTTATTCCGAAAACCAAGGCCAGTCACAGACTTCTTGTTTCATAACAGTATCTATCCATGAATAATAATAATCAATTTTTGCAGCACCATTATCCACAACAGATTGTGTTTCTGGATCAATACTCATAAAATTAATTATACCCGCTAACTTACCATTATCTTCAAATACTGCACCACCAGAATCACCAAAATATATTGATCCTTTGTTTGCAAGCATTCTCATAATCTGCCCATTATCTTCGATCAAACTTCCATAATAGTTCATGACACCCTTTTTACTTACTTTCTTATAACCTAGACTCCATCCAACAGTGGTTAGAGATTCACCAGGAACTAATTCAAAAGTTGTTTTTATAAGATTTGTTGGTGGTTCAACACAATCAGTATCAAGAATACAAATAACAATATCATTTATTATCATTCCAATGTAATATGGTTCTTTAGTAATTATTTTTATAATTCTCACTAGTTGTCCACTATGTGTCCAGAAATAACCAGGAAAATTATCAGGATCACTAAAGCAATGTCTGGCACTAAGTATTGCTCTTGGATGAATTAAAACTGCTGAACCTATTATATCAACATGTTGTGTAACTAAAGCACCTACACAGGAGTAGCGGTCATCCTCGTCATGTTCGATGGAATCGTACTTCGATGAATCCAAAAGAAATGAGGGAACTCCCGCTACTCCTAGTGTTTTGTTCTGTTCTGCTTCGTCGAATTTTTGGGGGCAGGATATGCTATTGCAAGCAGTGCTTGTCGCCAGACACAGTGCGAGGATTAAAGCCCTCATACTCATGGCATTAATATTTAGAATAAAAAACCTTCCATTGCTGGAAGGTTTTTTATATTTGATGATATTTATCTAAAATTTCTTGGTCGTGTAGTTCAGAATGGCAGTTTGCACACAACAATACACACTTATCAAGTTCATCTTGAATTTTTTCCCAGGATGTACAAGCCATTTTACGTCTAGTCAATACACATGATTTTTTACTTGGATCTTTATGATGAAATGTCAAAGCTCTATTACATTTTGAGTATCCGCAAGATTCACATTTTCCACCTTTATATTCAATTGCTTTTTCTTTTAGTTTTATTCTTCGTATGGTAAGACGACAACTATGACAATAATCTTGCTTAGACCACTTTATTTTTTTAATATCTTTTAAACATCTTTTACATATATTTTGCATAACTCTCCGAACTGGATTCGAACCAGTGACATGCGAGTTAACAGCTCGCCGCTCTACCAACTGAGCTATCGGAGATCAATTTACACTATCTGGCATCCACCTGCACTACAGGCAAACTCCTTACCAACTTCTGTGTTATCTTCTGATTCATACTTCATCAGATCATTGAAGTTAACCTTGACCTTTGGATGTGCTGCATATGTTGCAGAATCAATTTGCTCAAACGGTGCCTGAGCATATGTATGATTATCACTTCCAGGAAGGAATGCAATACCTGTTGCCACATCAAAGTTCTCCCACAACCAATTGCCGACTTCAAGGAACTCACTATCCTTATAGTTGACGGTGATTGAAGGCTTGTGATGACAGTAATGCTCCTGATATGTTTTCCACAGATCAAGATGGTCAAGTGCACGAAGATCTTCTGTAGTAACAGTACCACGAGGAGCCTTCATTGCAAAAGTAAATACGGCAGTAGAAGTTGGGTTTATCACATCATCCTCACACGGGACTCCTTGATCCTTCATCAAGTTATATAAAGGATCTTTCTTGTCAAGCCGTATTCTGCGGAAATAATAATCCGCATAGCGTGGATGTAAACCCGAAGCGGAATCCACCAAGCAAGAAGTAGTGCCTTCTGGCTTGACGCAAGTGATTGACTTGCTAGGATTAATACCCAACTTCTCTGCCCATTTGAGATTTGTAGCCGTTGCATGGTCACGAAGATTCTCAAGAAGTCGAACTAGTTTTGGCTTACCTTCAAGACCACTGGTAAGTTTATTATCAAAAATTCCTGTCATGGAAACACCAAGCAATCTTTCCTCTTCACAGTTCTTCTTCCACTCAGGACGAAGATAAGGAAATTTCACAAAAGTAGACTGTACAGTCCCAATAATAGTAGCAAGTTCAACCTTCTTCTTTAGACTGGCTGCGGTATCATCGGTACGAACTACCACCGTTGAAAGATTGCAAAATTCGAAAGGTTTCAGAATAATTTCTGCACATGGATTGGTACCATATTCACAGTTTTCCTCTCGTCCCCACTTCACCGCTTGCTCCTGTAGAGCCCTACGATTGATCATGCCGCGTTCTCCGCTGTGGGAGTTGTACAGAGAGGTCCACTCCTCAAGAAACTGTCCCATAGGGGGTTTACCACGATAAACTGCCGAATTATTGGCGTAAGACCGGAATCCGGCTTGTTCCCACCATGCACCTGACTTGCACATGGCAATTTCACGGTCTCCCAGGTCACTGAGAGAAATCATGGCTGATCTACGCACTCCACCAACGATTACGGCATTGGCAATAGCACAGCAGGTGTCATGGCATTCTAGAGCAGAAAGTTTACGTCCTTGTGCGTTATAGAAGACCTTGACCAAAAATTTGAATAAATTGTCTAGTGGAGCAGGACCAGAAGCACGACCACCAAAAGTCTTAAGTCGTGCACCAGATGGTCGAACCTTTGACAAGTCCCACTTAGGATGCTTACCGGAATAGAGATCATTGAATAATGTTTTGAGAGCATTCCCCCAACCTTCCTTTGAATCTTCTACAACGATTACCTTATCAAAATTCTTTACAATCTTGTTAGCAACAGTTGGAAGTTTATCGGTGTATTGACGCTCTACAGAATATCCAGTACCTGTGCCATTCATAAGAATAACAAACAGTTCTGCAAAAGATTCAACAGACTCTATTGGAAGATATGAACAATTATATAAACAAGTATTATCGTGATCAAGAGCAATACCTGCAGTCATCAAACTTCTCATCGAAGGAAGAACTTCAAGATTTAAAATTGCTTCTTTGACATCAGGTCTTTCGGCTAAAGTGGGAACCTTATCGGTGAAGTAATTCCACCAACGGTCTACACATTCGTCCCAACTCTCGCGGCGATTCTGTGAAGGAAGCCAACGAGAATAACGAGAAATAAAGATAAAAGATTGAAACGGTGTTAAAGCATCTGCCATAAAAATGAACTCCTAGTGGGTGTCTTATTTAGTTGTTAGAGTCTGCCACGAAACTGGGAAAAGGGGAGCAATTAATTTGTCAATTGCTTTAGCGAATTCCTGCACTTCCCATTGTGCATGAGCATCTATACGAAGGTTATAAACTCTTGCAAACGCATAGAGTGAACCGGTCCATACAAATTCTGTGTATGTCCCTTGTGGTAAAATTGATCTTGCCTGTTCTGGTGCAACACCTTCTACTAATAGACGGTTATATAGATCCAAACATTCTTTTGCAACACCAGAATATTCTTGTCGTAATTTAATACAGGTATCAAGATCTTCAATAGCACCACTGCTACCTTGCTTTGCTCCATTGGTTGGAGCATTTCTCCAGAGAGGTACATAGATCTCTGGCTCAAAGGTAACATAGCGGCGACTTACTTCATTCATGACCAGACCAACTTGATGTTTACCAAGTTGTGCACGAACAAAGATAGGACACTTGATACGAACACTAATCTGCGGATGGCAGAATGGTGTAAAGTGATTATGCTTTGCAAGATATGTAATTAATTTTACATCTTTGTCGAGTAGATAAGATTCATATGGTTCTTCTTTACCCGGACGAGGAGTGTGATCTTCCATTGTTCCATAGACACTTTGCTTATTAAATGAAACACGGGCAGCATCTACTACAGATAAATCGCTACCCATGTGATCAATAAGTTGTACATGTCCATGATCAAGTACTGAAAGTTTAGTCTGCTCCGGAAACATCTGTGCTATCTGTGTCATCTTCTTCATCCTCATCTATATCTACAAGTTCGACTCTTACGCCATCAATCTTTGTAAAGTCCGCTGCATATTCTCGTGCACGACCCCATAGTTCGGGATCCATTTCTTTTACATACTCACCGAATCTTTGAACAAAGGTGATGTACGCTTCACTAGCCTTTAAAATATCTTCTTCAGATAATTTGTCGTTTTCATCTTCCATTTAAACCTTCTTCCAGTAAGTATACTTTACTTTTGCTTTAAGTCCAGAATAAACATTGTTGATTATCAGTTTCATGGTCATTGATTCACCAAATGCTAGAACCATGTCGTTAATATCTTTTTTATCAATTTCATTGGGCCAAATTACTACATTTCTTCCAGCCTCAATGTATTTTCCAATCAAGTGAACAATTTCTACATTTCTTGGTTCATTATCAAATATGAACACAACCTTTGATTTGGAGATCTTCTTAGGAAGATCTTCTAGCCAACCTGCACCCTGCATTGAGATTCCATTTGGAATAAACATGGAATCAATCGGACCTTCAGTCACATATACAGTATCTCTTGCGTCTACTTTATCTATGTTGTACCACAGACGCTCTTCACCTTCACGCTTTAAGGTGATATACCTTATAGCTTTCTCTTGCGCTTTTTCTTCGATAATCCTACCTTGGACACCAATAAGGCTCCCGCTCTCGTCATAGAACGGTATGACGAGCCGACCTTCCTTAGATCCTTCTCTATCGAAAGAAGACATGATTCTACTGAAATCACTGCAGTAATAAAAATTGCAATACTTTTCTTTTGGAATTTCTCTAGATTGAACATATTTTACCGCCGGATGATCTGCATTGAGTAAATCAAGCCTTGTTCCGAGATCACTGAACACTGGCTGTTTCTTTTCTGTCTTCGTTGTAACCAACGGTTCTGGATTTTTGTCTTTGAAATTTTCAAATGCATATTCTTTGCAGAGAGATGGGCTGACACTTTCAAGTACAGAATATAAACTACAAGCAATACCGCAGTTGTGACATTTATAAACATAATTTCCTTTGTTTTCAAAAAAGAAGCCTCTCGTCTTTGTCTTGTTCTTTAGTGAGTCTCCACACTTAAAACAACGACACGTAGCAAGGTTCTCTTTCTTCCACTTGAACTTCTCAAGTGAGCCAGACAACATATTCACATATTTCTTATCAATATATATACTCATTTTGGTGCGTCTTCAAAAACCCAGTTTACTGCCTTGTTCTTTTTAATACCAAAACTATCTGAAAATACTAGTGGACCAGAACCCGATCCATAACTTTCTTCATCTGTATTATTTGCATTGACAAGATTGTTATTTGAATTTTCTACATCATAGAACTTCATCTTGGACTTATTCACACCAATAAGAAATTTACGATTCTTGGTTGTATCATTACCACGGTTCTTTAACTGCTTTACCATGAGTTGACCGTTCTGTGCTAACTCTTCTGTCTCAATGAGTGCAATAAAGAAGTCTGTAGTTTGTGGTAGACCAAAACTTTCAGATGTATCTGTCATCTCCATGTCACTACTCTTTGCACCTTCACGGTTTACCTGAGTAGCAGACCATAGTGGTACATTGAACTGCTTGGCAAGACCACGAAGTTCTTCTGCAATACCCTTCACATAAGTGTAACTATTCATACCGTTACCCATCTTGAATCTTGCACATGAGCAGATGTTTAGATAATCAACAATAATAATGTCTGGCTTGAACTTCTTCTTGATCTTTAGTTCTTCCATTAGATTACGGAAGTGTGTGACATTCGCAGCAGCGGTAGGATATTCTTTAATAATAAGTTTACCGTGACAGGTCTTCTTAAGATTACTTATCTTGTTCTCATACATGGCTAAAGGCATTTTCTCTAGAACATGAATATCTGTATCTAAAAGATTTGCATCAATACGTTTAGCAATTTCCTCTTCAGACATTTCCAATGTGATATAGAGCACATTGAGATTCTGTGTAAGACAGGCTGCGGCATGATGACATAAGAAAGCACTCTTACCAACACCAGATGCTGCCATGACAACATTGAGAGTTTTCTTACGAACTCCACCACCTGTGATGAGATTAAACATCTCAAGATCAAATGGTACACGCTCTTCTACACGATGATAATATTCATAGCGTTCATCGACATCTTCAAAGAAGTCATGTCCTACGCGAGTATCAAAGGAAACAGATAGAGCCTTAGACATGATCTCAGGAATTGCATTCTGAGTCTGCTCCTTATCTTTACCTTCAATGATACCGATTGATGCCATGATACCATTGTAAATGGCTTTCTCTTTGCAGAACTTTTCAGTATGTTCTACAAGCCACTCAGTATCAGACTTCTCACCTTCTTTGTACATCTCATCAGAGATGGCAACACACTTCTTGAATTCACTGTCTCCAAGAGTCTTGTCATCTCCGAGTGAAATGAGTACAGCATCCTTAGTAGGAATGTTATTGTACTTAAGAAGAAATTTACTTACAATATTAAAGACTGTTCGTTCAGCCTTGTCTTGAAAGTATTCTTCTTGAAGGAATGGGACAACTTTGCGACTATAGTTCTCATTGAGAACTAAGTTCTTTAGAATAACTGTTTCCATGGTTTTAGTATATCACTGAGTTAGGCGTTGTCAAGATGATCTTCATGAACATCTGCTTCAAGATCTTTATCTTCATCACTTTCAACTTGTGACTCTATGATCTTTACAAATATTTCACCAGCAGTTTGTGTGAAATCTTTATCTGCTTGATCAAACCCTTCAGGGAATTTAATCATTTCAATTTCCATGGTAACATTCAATCCATCATTACCATCTTCTTTAAAATCAATTTTACCATATCGATAAATGATACCAGAAAATTTACCTGATGTAATTTCAATAGGACAAGTTTGTGTACTGTCTACTGATGCTTCGGGAATAAATTTATATTCAACT